TCAGGTGAAACGCGACACGCAAAAGGAAAACGGAAAATGGCTCTCGGTATTCCCACCAATACGAACCGCACCCCCATCGTCAAATACGATGCGAGGGCAGGTCGCTGGTTCCGCGTCGATGGCAAGGACAGCGTTGTCGATATCTCCAACGGCTTCGCCGCCGTCTTCGACCTCGCGCAGATCGACATCGGCTGGGCGCTGTTTGCGGCTGGTGCGCCGCCCTCCATATCGTTCGCGCGCGTCCCCGCGCCGATGCCGGAGCGACCGACGCCGGACCACAAGCGCAGCGTCCGGCTGATGCTGAAGCTCGCGAAGAGTGCGGGCGGCGATGTCCGCGAGGTATTGACGCAAGCCGGCATCGTCCAGGCGGCGATTGACGCGCTCCACGACGCCTACATGGCCGCGCCCGAGGCGCGCGAAGGCAAGCTGCCGGTGGTGGCATGCCCGAGCACGGAGGCCGTCGTTCAGGCGATGGGCAACGGCGCGAAGAGCACGAACTACAAGCCGGTCCTCCAGATCGTCAACTGGGTGGCCCGTCCGGCCGATCTGCCGTTGACCTCGGGGCCGGTTCCGGTCGCTGTCGCTGGTCCTGCGCCGGTCGCCGCGCCGCCGTCCACCGGCTCGATGATCGCCGCGCCGCCGCAGCCGAAGGCGGCTCCGGTGCCGCTGCCTCCCGCCATCGGTGACGACACCGAGTTCTGAACGAGATCGGCGCGGCCCTCCCTCCCCGCGCCGTTGGTGGTGTCACCTCCCACCGGACAGAAGTGGTGCAGCGAGCCGGGGCGGCATCCCCGGCACCGGCCTGTCCAGGCCGCAGGAGGAGAGCAGCATGACCACGACACCACAGACGCCGCTCGACGCGGCGCTTGACTACTACGACCGGGGGCTGATGCCGATCCCGGTTCACCGCGTCATCGCGCATCGCGAAGGCAAGCCGATCTGCTCCTGCGGCGCGCGCGATGGATGCGCGAGCCCGGGCAAGCACCCGACGATGACCTGGTCGCAGTTCCAGCGCCGCCGCCCTCCACGCGAGGAGGTGGCCGACTGGTGGTCGGGCGACCGGGCGCGATACGGTGTCGGCATCCTGACGGGCTCGGCCAGCGGCAACATCTTCGTCCTCGACGTCGATGTTGGCCCAGGCAAAGACGGCGACGACAGCCTCCGCGCGCTCCAGCTGGCGAACGAGGATCTGCCCGAGACCGCCGAGGTCAAGACCGGCGGCGGCGGGCTGCATCTATACTTCCGCGCGCCGCCAGGTGTCGCCGTGGTGCGGAACAGCGCGAGCAAGCTCGGACCCGGCCTCGACATCCGAGGCGAGGGCGGCTTCGTGGTCGCACCGCCGTCCGTCCACGCCTCGGGTCAGCCCTATGTCTGGTCCTGGTGCAATACCCTGGCCGAGGGCATCGCCGACGCGCCGGCGTGGCTGCTCGATCTGGTCCGCGCCGAGCCGGTGATCGGGGCGACGCCGCGAGATCGGGTTGCGTCGTCGCCGCCTCCATCGTCGCCGGTCGGTGCGGGAAGCCTCGGAGTTCTGCCGCCCGCGATTGAGGACGGGCGCGAGGAATACATGCGGGACACCGTCTTCGCGGTCGCGCTTGAATTGACCGGCGAGAACGGCGCGTGGCCGACCGCCGAGGAGGTCTACGAGGTCGCGTGGCCGCAGTTCCTGCGGCGCGTCGATCTCTCGCGGCCGGGGCGGATCACCCGCGACAACGCCGAGCAGGAGATGCGGGCCAAGTGCCACCAGATCGCCGTCAAGGCCGAAAACGGGGGCATGGGCGCGCTTGAGGACGTCGTCGCGGCCTACCAGAGCAAGCGGCGGGAACAGCCGCGCCAGGGGCCGGGAAATCGGCAGGAGGAGGCGGCGGGCGAGTCCAAGCGGGACGAACCGCCCGAGCCGCCGCCCGAGGACCTTGGCCGCGATTTCGTGCTGCGGCCTCCGCAGCAGATACCGTTGCGACGGTGGCTGTACGGCGACACCTATATTCGCTCGTTCGTCAGCGTGCTGGCCGCGCCTGGCGGGGCGGGTAAAACGACGCTTTACGTCGCAGAGGCGCTCGCGATAGCGACCGGGAGGCCGCTTGTCGGCATCACGCCAGCAGAGCGGACCGGCGTCTGGATCATGAACCTTGAAGATCCGGCGGACGAGATGGAGCGTCGGATCGGTGCCGCCGCGATCCATTACGGCATCCGGCAGGAGGATATTGCGGGGCGGCTACTGGTCGATGCGGGTCGCGACAAGCCGCTGACCACCGCGCATCAGACGCGCGACGGGGTGGTTATCCATCAGCCGATGATCGACGCCATCGTGGAGGTCATCCGCCGCAAGAAGATCGGCGTCCTGATCGTGGACCCGTTCGTGGCGTCTCATGCGGTCTCCGAAAACGACAACCAGGCCGTCAACGCCGTTCTCGCGTCCTGGCGGCTGATCGCTGACATGACAGCGTGCTGCCCTGTCCTCGTCCACCACTTCCGAAAGCTCAACGGCGAGGAGGGATCGATCGACAGCGTCCGAGGTGGCTCCGCGATGATCGGGGCCGTTCGCACCGCCAGGGTGATGAACGTCATGTCCGACGCCGAGGCCGCGCGGCTCGGGATCGAGGAGGCGGATCGTCGCCGCTATGTGCGGATCGACAACGCCAAGAACAACCTCGCGCCGCCAGCTGCGTCGGCTCAGTGGATCGAGCTGCGGTCGGTGGACCTCGGCAACGGGTCCGGCATCTCGCCGCACGGCGACAAGGTCGGCGTCGCCGTGCCGTGGTCGCCGCCGTCGGCGTGGGATGGAATCACCGAGGAACACGCGCGGCAGATTTACAATCACGTTCACAAGGAAGGGCGGTGCAGGGCATCTGATCGCGCGGGCGAGTGGCTGGGGAAGAAGGTCATGGAGGTATGCAAGCTTGGCGAGGGCAAAGGCGCCATTGCTAGGGCAAAAGTGCTGTTAAAAGAATGGGTTAAGAACGGAATTTTGACTGAAGTCAGAGACGAGGTGCCGAGCGAGGGGCGGGAGATCCCGTTCTATTATCCCGGCCAGCTTCCAGAGAGGTCGCAGCGATGATTTCCGCACTGTTCCGCACTGTTCCGCACTGTTCCGCAGTAAATCCGCATCACTGCGGAACCACCTTTCCGCACTTCCGCACCGCACCCCTTATGGGGTGCGGGGTGCGGTGCGGTAGGTGGTTCAGTTGCTGCGGTAGGGCAAAAGGCCTCCGCACTGCCGCAGTCGAGGTGCGGAGATGAACCAGTCTGACTACTCACTCGCGAAGGCAATCTTGGACGGCGTCGATGAGACCATCGCCGCGTCCGAGCGACGGTGGGGCGCGGACCGCCTCCGGCTCCTGGTACCTGACGACCTCCGAGCACGGTGGGACCGCCAGTGGCAGTCCTGGTGTCGGGCGGTCGAAACCAACGATCTCGCCGGCATCCAGCGACACGGCGCGGCGGTCCGGCGGGCGGTGGCCGCGCTGGAGGCGGCGGCGACCGCTGCTGGGGGCGAGCCGCTCGCGCCGACGGTCTGGGAGACGACCTACGAGGGCCGAGTGGTCGCGGTGGTGAGGACGAGCGCCGAAGCGTATGCCGTCGCGACGCAGGGGCGAGGGCTTGAGGTCTGGACGCTGGACGAGCTAGTTCGCGTCGCCCTGCCGAGGACCGAGATCGTCGCGGCGGCAAAGCAAGCGTTCCCTGGGGCCGAGGTCGTCGCTTACAAGTCGCCGCCGACCGACTGGGCGAACGGTGGCGACCCGCTTCCCGATTTCCTGACCGCCTGAGCGTGGAGACCAAGAGCATGACCCGAGATGCCGACCGACGCTCAACCCGCGCCAGCGGTCGGAAAAACCGCCCTAGCGTCGATCCTGCCGAGCCGGTCATACCGCCGACCATCGAGCGCGCGCGGCACGCCGAGCACGGGATCGAGGTGGCCGAGCCAGAACGAACCGAGCGAGGCGGTGGTCGGGCATACACCGACGCGCAAGGGCGGGCGTCCCGACCCTGGAGGGTCGTGGATACGCTGGCGGCGATGGAGAGGGCGGGCACAATCAACGGCGAGCAACGAGCAGCGGGTGAGAGGTTCCGTGCGCTGTTTGAGATCGCCGGCCTGGCTGGACTTGGGGCCGCGCCCCTGGAGCGCGCACCAAGCGGGGGCACGGGGGATGGAGGCATTCAACGGCGCATCGATGCTGGACGGGCTGTCAGCAGAGCGCTACAGCTGCTTGGCGGGCGCGGGGCGCTGGTCCTCGTCACCGTTGATGTCCTCGGGCTGGGGCAATCGCTATCGGAGTGGGACCGGGCGCGCCATCAGCGCAACGGACGGGCGGGCATGATGCTGCGGGATGCGCTGGAGATCCTCGCGACGGAATGGCGGGCTTGACCGGGGGAGCGATCAGCGTATCTTGTTGATATTCGGTCGAGGTGCGCCGCAGATGATCATCCCGAGCGCCGATCTGAACGCCAACGAAGTGGCGCGCTTCTACGCCGACCAAAAACGCAAAGTGCCTTTTGCGGCGGTCTGGGCGCTGACCCAGTCGGCCAAGGTGGCCGAAAGCGCCATCCGAGACGAAATGCGGCGCGTCCTGCACTCGCCGCGCGAGTGGACACTTCGGTCTCTCCGCACGGTGCCGGCCACCAAGGCCAAGCCCAGCGCAACGGTGAACTACCGAGAGTTTGCGGGCAAGGGCACGCCAGCGGGCACATACCTGAGGTTCCTCGAGGCTGGCGGGCAGCGACGGCACAAGCGCTTTGAACGGGCGTTGATTGCGGCGGGCGTCATGCGGGCGAACCAGTATGCCGCGCCATCTCGCAGCGCTGAGGCGTCAATCCTCGATCAGGATGGCAACGTCCCGGCCAAGGTGATCGTTCGCATCCTGTCGCAGCTGCGGGCGTTCGGCGAGCAGGGCTACAGGGCCAACCTATCGACCGACCGACGCAAGCGGCGCGGCGCGGTGAAGCGGGCGGGCGAGCAGTATTTCAGCACGGCGGTGCAGCGGGGCAAGATCGCGCCAGGCATTTACCGGCGCAGTCAAAGCACCGGGCGCATCGAGATGATCATGGCGTTCGTGACCCGCGCGACATACCGGCGCATCTTCGCGTTCTACGACGTTGGCAACGCGGCGGCGATCAAGGCATGGCCCGAGATGCTGGCGCAGGGCATGGCCCGATACCCAGCCAGAGCCCGATAGGGCAAGAACCGTGCCAAGCGGGTCCCTTTTGGCAAAACAGCGTTTCGGGTAATTCGCACCGCGATGGTTTTCTAGCGACTAACCCATTGAACTATATATGTTATTTGACATGAGGGCGGCAGGGTGCGAAAGCGGACGGGAGCCGGTCGCGAGATCAACAAGACCGAGGTTGCCGATTTGTTCGGCGTCTCGATTCAGTCTGTTGACCAGTGGGTCCGCAAAGGTCTGGTGTGCCGCAAAAACGGCCACGAAGTAATCTTCAATTCGGCAGCGGTCACGGCGTTCCTTGAGACACAAGCCGAAGCCCGCGCGATAGCATCAAACAAGCCCGCCGACGCAGACGAGGCTCGCAGCCGTAAGCTCGCTGCCGAAGCCGAAATCGCCGAGATGCAACGCGACAAGATGCGCGGCGAGTTGGTCGATATCTCGTCCGTTGAAAGCGTCGTGGCCGAAGAATACGCGGCGGTCCGGTCTAAGCTGTTGGCATTGCCGGGAAAACTGGCTCCGATGGTCGCCATCGAGGCTGACGAAATCGCATGCCGCGACCTGATAGAGCGCGGCGTAACAGAGGCATTGGATGAACTCGCCCGAGACGCAGGAGAAATCGCGGCAGGCATTGAGGCTGCGACTGCGAACGATACGCCGAGCGGCGCTGAAAGCACCGCCGCGACTGACCGTCAGTGAATGGGCCGACCAGTACCGGCGTCTGAGCCCCGAGGCTAGCGCCGAACCCGGCGTATGGATCACGTCCCGCGCCGAATACCAGCGCGGGATCATGGATGCGATCAGCGATCCGCGCATCGACACCGTCGTGGTCATGTCGTCGGCACAAGTCGGCAAGACCGAAATCGTGAACAATGTCATAGGCTTCCACGTCGCGCAGGATCCAGCGCCGGTTCTGGTGCTGATGCCGACGCTTGAGCTTGGCGAGGCGTGGTCAAAGGACCGTCTTGCGCCGATGTTGCGCGACACGCCGGCACTGCGGGGCAAGATCAAGGACGCGCGAAGCCGCGATAGCGGCAACACGTTGCTTCATAAGGCATTTCCGGGCGGACATCTGACGATCTGCGGCGCAAACAGCCCCGCGTCGCTGGCATCGAGGCCTATTCGGGTGGTTTTGTGCGACGAGGTGGACCGATATCCGGCGTCGGCGGGCACCGAAGGCGACCCGGTGACGCTGGCGCGCAAGCGATCGGCAACATTCTGGAACCGAAAGCTGGTTCTGACCTCGACGCCGACCGTTAAGGGCGGTTCGCGCATCGAAATGGCGTTTGAGGCGTCGGATCAGCGCCGATATTGGGTGCCATGCCCGCATTGCGGCGAGCATCAGGTGCTGCGGTGGTCGTCTGTTCGCTGGCCGCCAAACGAACCGGAGCGCGCGGCTATCCATTGCGTTGCTTGCGGCTGTGAATGGTCGGATGTCGAGCGCTGGCACGCTATCCGGCGCGGAGAATGGCGCGCCGAGGTGCCAACAAACGGCGTTGCGGGCTTTCATCTGAGCGAACTGTATTCGCCCTGGTCGCGCATCGGCGACATTGCGCGGGCTTTTCTTGAGGCCAAGAAATCGCCCGAGACGCTCAAGGCTTGGACGAACACCAGCCTCGGCGAGACCTGGGAAGATGCCGGCGAGCGGCTCGACGACACTGGCCTGATGGAGCGCCGCGAGGAATGGTCGGATGCGCCGGCTGATGTCCTGGTGCTGACAGCCGGCGTGGACGTCCAGGACAACCGCCTCGAGGTCGAGATCGTCGGCTGGGGTCGTGACGAAGAAAGCTGGTCGCTCGGGTGGCATGTCATCCACGGCGATCCGTCCGCACCAGCGCTCTGGGCGGATCTAGATCGCATGCTCACGACGCCGCTGCGGCGCGAGGACGGCGCTGAGTTGTCGATTGCTGCTGCTGCGGTGGACAGCGGCGGGCATCACACGCAAGCAGTGTACGCCTACTGCCGCGACCGCTACCGACGGCGCGTCTATGCAATCAAGGGCATGGCGGGCGCGGGGCGTCCGGTGTGGCCGAAGAAGGCGAGCAAGAACAACTCGGGCCGGGTCAATTTGTTCCTGGTCGGCGTCGATGCAGCCAAGGAAGCGGTCTACGCGCGGCTCAAGATCACGCGGCCAGGCGCGGGGTTCTGCCATTTCCCGGCGGACCGCGAGCCTGACTACTTCGCGCAGCTGACCGCCGAGACGATCAGCACACGCTACACCAAGGGCTTTCCGGTCCGCGTCTGGACCAAACGGCCAGGCGCGCGCAACGAGGCGCTGGACTGCCGTGTCTATGCCTACGCGGCGCTGCAAGCGCTGGCAGTGAACTGGTCGCGGCTGGCCTCGGCCAGTGCGACATTCAAGCGCGCCGCGCCTCCTGCTGTGGAGGCGGCGCGCATCGAGCAACCGGCGGCGGAACATGCGCCGCCAGCGCCACCAAGACCTGCGCCGCGACCGGCCTTTGTGCGACCGATGCGCGGGGGCTGGATGGGCGGCGGATGGAGAGGCTGATCGATGGCTGACAACGTCAACATAACCCCAGGCAGCGGCGCGACGGTCGCCGCCGACGACATCGGCGGCGTGCTATACCAGCGCGTCAAGGTCTCGCACGGCGCAGACGGCAGCGCAACGGATACGAGCGTTTCCAATCCGCTGCCCATCGCGGCCTACGGCGAGCTCGTCGAGGCCATCGAGGCGATGCGGATGGCGGTTAACACGCTGACCCGCACCATAGGCCTTGTCACGGTCGATCCTGCGACGGGGCGTCTGCGCGCCGAGGTGGTCCAAGCGACCGCCGCGAGCTTGTTGGCGACAGTCAGCATCGCGTCCAACCAGACGCTGACGACGCTGACGACGCTGGGTAACCAGACGCAGATGGGTGGCTTCGCCGCGCAGGATCAGATCCCTGCGCTGATGCGGCTTTCCGCCGACAATCTCCGACGCAACATATCGGTGACCTGATCATGGCGACCACGCAAGGCAACCGCAAAATCCTTGATCTGAAGCGGTGGGAGATGCTCTCTCCTGCGCCCCAGGCGACGGCAGCGGCGCATTTCATCGTCAGCAGCCGCCACTACCGGCAGCAGCAGATGCTGGTTTCGTCGGCCACCGTCGCGCACCTCTACAATCCAAGCGAGGACGGCTTTGTCCAGCTTCCGTCTCCTGCACTCGGAGGAGCATTTGCGGCGGGCGCGTGTGGCGTCGGCACTGCAATCGGTCCGACCGGCACGGCAACGAGTGGCACGACGTCAACTATCGTTACGAACCTTACGCTGGCGCGCGATCTTCGCGGCTATAGCATTCACATCACGGGCGGGCCAAACGCTGGGGCCACGCTCGCCATCGTTTCCAACACCATCGGCACGAATGCGACCATCACCGTCGCGACACAGGCCAGTGCATTCAGCGCGTCCACGACGTATCGCCTCCTGACGCCGCGCTGGTACGTTCTGAACGCCGTCGCGTCCGCCGGCACGACGACGGCCAACTTGTTCAAGTTCTACTGCTACGCGTTGAACACTTGGACCTCGGCGGAAACCGGCGCGACGGACGGCGTCGCCCCTGCGGCGGTCATCGGCACCGACAGTCGATTGATTTCGACGTCGTCGTGGATCGATGACGCCTACCGCGCGTTCGCGACCGGAACCGCGACTGCTGGCGGCGCTTCGACGTTGACCAATAGCGCGAAAGCCTGGGCAACGAACCAGTGGGCCAATTCGCAAATCCGCATCGTCAGCGGCACGGGCGCGGGCCAGATCCGAAGCATTTCGAGCAACACCGCGACGGTCATCACGGTGGGATCTGCGTGGAACACGCAGCCCGACAATACGTCAGTCTACAGCATCGAGGGCAATGACGATTACATCTATTACATGGGCTCCAACGCCGTCACCCTGTACCGCTACAGCATCAGCGGCGGAACCTGGACGACGTTGTCGCCGGGCGTCGCACGCGGTGGCGCTCCCGGCGCCGGCATGTCTGGACACTGGGTGCATAGCGTGTCTGCGACCGACTGGGCGAACGAAGACGCCATTCTGAATGGGCGCTATATCTACTCGTTTCGCGGCGCGGCAGGCGCGTTGCTGGATCGCTACGACATCGCTGCAAACAGCTGGGCCGCGATGACGTATTCGCCGGCTGTTGAGACGTTCACGACGGGCACAAAGTGGGTGTACCTCAAGGATGCGTTCTACGTTCAGAAGGACGTCTCTGGACGGTGGTTCCGATACGACATCGCCACCGCGTCAATGGATGGCGTCACGCAAATGCTCTATCCAAACGGTGCGGCTCTCGTCGGGGACACTGCTTTCGACGTGACCTATCACGATGGCGCGACGGATATCGACTACATCCACATGATTCTCAACACCTCGACTGTGCATCTTCGCATGATGGTGATCTGATGACGATTTCCGATCTGATCGCCCTCGCCATCGCACGGCTGGCAAACCTGACGGCGCAACGCACATCGGCGGTAACGCTTGGGGATGTCGTCCGAATCGCCCAACTGGACACCGAGATCGCCGAGACCGAGGCCACGCTGGCGGCGCTGCGGGGGATCTGAGATGGAAACGCTCGCGGAACGCCTCGCCCGTCCAGATGTAGCCTCACTGCCCGACTGGGCGGCTGCGGCGGCGTTGAACCAGCCCGACGCGACGCTGCCGGCGGTCGAGACCTGGGTCGAGACGCGCATCGGTATCGGCTCGATCCTCGACACGCTCGGACCCACGGCTGGCGCGAACTTCCTCGACGCGCTGGAGGTGCTGGCCGAGACCACGCCGGTGGTGCGGTGGGGCCTCGAACTGATCCGGGGCTCCGGCCTCGACCTCTCCCGGCCATCGGCACGCGCGCAGCTGGAGGTGCTGGTCGCTGGCCGCATCCTTCAGCCCGAAGAGGGCGAGGCGCTGCTGGCGCTCTCGCGGCGCACGCGGCATCCGTCGTGGGCCGAGGCTAATGGTGTAGTGGTTGACGCGCGGGCCGTCGGTCTCGCGCGTGGAGGTCGGTGATGGCAGTCGCGAAATGGGCCACGCCTTCAACGCGGTCGAGCAACATCCTCTCGACCGTCGCGAACTCGCTGGCGAACGGATCGGAGAGCAGCGTTGTCACCTACGACAACAGCAGCAACAAAGACCTGTACGCGCTGCTGACGCTCAAGCTCGGCAGCATCACGCCATCGACCGGCGGGTCGGTCTCAATCCGCGTCACGCTCAACGACGGCACCGACACAAGCGACAAGGTCGGCGGCGATGTCTACGTCCTGCCGCTGACGAGCGGCGCGTCTGCCAAGGTCAATGTCGTGCAGGTCAGGCTGCCGCCGTTCTCGCTGCGCTTGTCGCTGGTCAACAACGCGGGTGTGACGCTGGCGTCGAGCAGCAACGAGTTGTACGTCCGCCCCTGGAACGAAGAAGTGGTCTGATGCCGCGCGGGCTCTCGGACTACGATAGCGCGCGGATACAGGGGCGGCTGTGGACGCCGGAGGTGTTGCGTCCTGATGCCTGGTTTGATGCCTCGGACATAAGCACAATTTCGGTTTCGGCAACTGGCATATCAGAGTGGCGCGACAAGTCTGGAAGCGCGCGCCATATGTCGCGCGCAGATACAACGTTCCGGCCAATCTTTGAGGCAGAAAAGAGGAATGGTCTTTCTTTTGTAAACTTTGCCACTGGCACGCCAAGCCCTAACGACCAGCTTTACAGGCTGCAAATGGCGTCAAGCATCAATGTCAGATCCGCATATTGCGCGTTGTCCAGAAAAAACACCTTGATATCTACGGCTTCCAATTTTGTTTTTACCAGTTCCGGCGGAAGCGGTAGCGGAAATTATGACTGGCACGGCCCGACAACAAGCTCAAATCCAACGGCGCTTGCGGACGGATCGGATAGCAGCGGTAGCTGGAGGGGTGGCAGCAACTTCCGAAACGGCAATTCCATTACAATCACAGCTGCTGGCTCAGGTCCACTAGGTGAATGGAGTGTCTATTCGTTTTTATGTACCGGGAACATGGTAACGCAAGGAATTGGGTGGGACCGCCTATACCATCCGTCTGTCGGTGACTACGGAGAGGTTTGCTGGTTTTCTGCCGCGCATTCCGCGCGAGAGCGGCGGGTGATAGAAGGCTACCTCTCTTGGAAATGGGCCATCCCCCTCGCCGCTGACCATCCCTTCGCCAATCGCCCGCCGCTGATCGGGGACTGACATGCTGCGGGTCAGAGTTCCTGGCAGCACGGCGCTATTTGTTGACCCCAACGCAACTGCCAATGGCGTCACGTTCACCGCAACCGCGTCTTTCATCGCGGGGACTGGTCAGGTCAACGCAACTGCGGGCTTGCCGCGCACAAACAGCGGTCTGCTTCTGTTGCTTGGTTCGGCGCTCGATCACGCCGAGGCATTGCCGGTCTCGGTCGTTTTCGTGCCTGGCGAGGCCAGCGCAACGGCGGGCAACGCAACAGCAGACGGCGTCACGCTCACTGTCACGTCCAGCCTGATCGCTGGATCTGGCAGCGCCGCCAGCCAGGCCAGCGGCGCAACGTTGACCGTCACGTCCAGCTTGATCGCTGGCACTGCCAGCGCGGGCACGACGGCAAACGGCGTCACACTTACCGCAACGGCAAGCCTTGTCTCTGGAGCTGCTACGGCATCCAGTCAGGCAACCGGGGCCACGCTTTCTGCGACCGCAAGCCTGATCGCTGGCGCGGCAAGCGCCGCCAGCCAGGCCAACGGCGCGACGCTCACCGTCGTGTCCAGCCTGACTGCTGGAGCGGCCAGCGCCGCCAGTCAAGCCAATGGCGTCGTGCTGCCGGTTTCCGCGTCGCTGGTAGCGGGTATCGCGTCAGGCAATGCCGAGGCCTCGGGCGCAACGCTTAGCGCAACAGCGAGCCTTCTGGCGGGCTCCGCTGAAGGCGGCGCAACAGCGTCCGGCGCAACGCTTGAAGCCGCAGCGTCTATCATTGCGGGCGAAGCGACAGGCGGCGAAACGGTGAACGGCGTCACGCTCACCGTGGTTTCGTCGCTCCGAGCGGGGCAAGGCATCGCTGGCGAAACATCGCCGGCAGACAACAGGACCGGGGCGTCGGTATCGACGGGCCGGATTGGACTTAGCAAGAGCGCGCCGCGTAGGCCGCTATCGAAAGACGCGGGCCGCATAGCTCGCAGCGCATAGGAGAAATCACGATGGCGAGCCTGATCTACACCAGCTTCTTCAACGATCTCGGCAAGGGCAATATCGACCTCGACACCGACACGTTCAAGGTGATGCTGGTCACGTCGTCCTACACCGAGAACAAGGACACGCACACGAAGCGGTCTGATGTGACCAACGAGGTCAGCGGCACGGGCTACACGACCGGCGGCGCGACGGCGACCGTGACGGTCAGCGCGGTGGACACGACGAACGACCGACAGGAATACGTCCTAGGCGGCGCGTCGTGGTCGTCCAGCACGATCACCGCGCGGAAAGCGGTCTACTACAAGTCTCGCGGCGGCGCGTCGTCGGCGGACGAACTCATCGCGGTGGTGGATTTCGGCAGCGACGTCTCGACCACCTCGGGCACGTTCACGCTGACGGCCAGCACGATCCGCATCCAGAACTGATCCGATGATCCAGTGGCCCGATAAGG